CGCACCTGCGACGAAGGCGACTACATCTTCGAGCCCTACACGCGCGTCGCCCAGCTCCTGAAACAGACCATCGGCGAAGGCGTGTTCGAGTACACGGACAAGCCGCTGCACGCGAGCCTGGCGCGCGACATCATCAATTCGATCAAGGCCAAGGTCCGCACGCTCATCGCCGACGGCACCCTGCTCGGTGCCGACTGCTGGTTCGACACGGCCAAGAACGACGTGTCCCAGCTGAAGGCCGGTGGCCTGACGATCAGCTACGACTTCACCGTCCCGCCCCCGCTCGAAGACCTGACGCTGGAACAGACCTTCACCGACACGTACTTCGCCGACCTCATCGCAGGCATCACCGCCGGCAACGGCCAGTAACCCATGGCGGCGGCCGCCCGGCCGCCGCAGTCCCCGCCTGACCAGGAGTAAGACCGATGGCTACCGCGCCCAAGGTGCTCAAGAATTTCGACGTGTTCAAGGACGGCCTGTCCTGCGCCGGCCTCACTGCGACCGTTACCCTGCCCGACCTCGAACGCAAGATGGAGGAAATCAACAGCGGCGGCTTCGCCACGCCGATCGACGTTGACCTTGGCAACGAGAAGATGAAGGCCACCATCAAGTGGAACGGCCTGAACGTGCGCTCGCTGCGCGACTACGGCATCACGACCGTCGATGGCGTGATGTGGCGTTTCGCCGGCGCCTACCAGTCCGACGACACCGGCGCCTATGACTCGCTCGAGGTCGTCATGCGCGGCCGCCCGAACAAGGTGAGCCTGGGCGATCAGGAAGTCCGCAAGGTCAACCAGACCACCGACGAGCTGACCCTCGTGTACTTGCAGATCTCCGTGAACGGCGAAGTCGTCATCGAGATCGACAGCATGGCCAACAAGTTCGTCGTCGATGGCGTGGACCTGCTGGCCGAGCAGCGCCAGAACATGGGCCACTGGTAAGCCACCCGAGCGCCCGGGCCGCCCGGGCGCACTACATCCCTTCCCGAATCCAAAGGTTTCCCCATGAGCGATATCAAGACCTCCGACCCGATCACCCTGCAGGAGCCGATCACGCGCGGTACCCAGACCATCAAGGAAGTCAGCGTGCGCAAGCCGAAATCCGGCGAGCTGCGTGGCGTGAAGCTGGCCGACCTGTTCCAGATGGATGTTGCCGCCCTGGAAGTGGTGCTGCCGCGCATCACGTCCCCGCGCCTGGAAAAGCATGACGTGGCCAACCTCGATCCGGGCGACCTGTCCCTGCTGGCTATGGAAGTCGTCGATTTTTTGGTGCCGACCTCCAAGCGGGAGCAGTTCCTGGCTGCGTAGACGACGCCATGGCCGACATCGCCGTGATCTTCCATTGGAGACCCGGCGATATGCACGACATGTCCCTCAACGAACTGGCCGACTGGCACCAACGCGCCTACGAACGCAGCGGCGCCGAAAAGGAGTAGCGTGGACCTCAAGTTGCAAGTGTTGCTGGGCATGATCGAGAAGGTCACCGCCCCGCTTAAGGCCATCACCAGCCGATCCACCGAAACCGCGCGCGCGCTCCGGGATACCCGGGCGCGCTTGCGCGATCTGGAAAAGCAGCTGGGCGCGGTCACTGCGTTCCGCAATCTCACCGCCGACGGCAAGAAGCTGGCCAACGAGCTCAAGGACGTTCGCGCCCGGGCGTCGGCCGCCGGCGAGGCCCTGGCCAAGACGGCCGCGCCTACCAAGGCCCAGGCCAAGGGCTTCGCCGAGCTTCGCGCGCAGGTAAAGGCCGCCGAGCAGGCATTCGCGGGAAACCAGGCCAAGCTACGCGGCGTGCGCGAGCAGCTGTCCGCCGCCGGCATCAGCACGAAGACCCTGGCCAGCGAGCAGACCCGCCTCAAGGCCGCGATCACCTCGACCAACGGCCAGATCGCCGAGCAGCAGAAGCGGCTCGCCGGCGTCGCGCAGCAACAGCAACGCATGGCCGCGGCCCGGGCTTCTCTGGGCAAGGCGCAGGGCGTGGGCGCGAACATGGCGATCGGCGGCGTGGCTGCGATGGCCACCGGCCACCATGTCCTGGAACAGGTCCGCCCGTCGATCGAGGAAGCCAAGGCATTCCAGCAGCAGGTCGCCCAGCTGCGCTCGCAGGGCATCGGCGAGACGGCCGTGCAGGATGCAGTGAAGTACGCCCGCGGCATGGACATCATCGGATCCAGTGCCACGGACAACCTCAAGCTGCTCAAGGAGGCCAACAGCGTCCTGCGCGACATGCACGAGGCCGAACAGATCACGCCCTACCTCGCGCGGATGAAATTCGGCATCGAGGCCGTGATGGCCCAGGGTGGCCACGGGGACGGCCACGGCGACAATGCCGAGGCGATGTTCATGGACCTGCTCAAGGTCGCTGAGCTCCGCGGCGCCGCGAAGAATCCCGAGAGCCTCAAGCGCGTGCTGGATTTCGCGACGCAGGCGTACGTGTCGTCGGGCGGCATGGTGAAGCCCGAAGACCTGCTCAACATGATTAAAACCGGTGGCATCGCAGCGAAGCAGCTGGATGACTCGTCGTTCTTCTTCGGCCTGCTGCACACCATGCAGGAAATGGGTGGTCACCGCGCCGGTACCGGCTTGGCCACCGCCTATCAGAATTGGGCGGCCGGCCGATCGACCCAGCAGGCGGCCGAAGAGCTCAACCAGCTCGGCCTGCTCAACAAGGGTTCGGTGAAATACGGCACCAACGGGCACATGACCAAGGTGCTCGATAGCGGTTTGAAGGATGCGGACCTGTACCGCACCAACCCGTTTGAATACCTGATGACGCGGGTGATTCCGAAGATCAACCCGCATGGCGCGCTCAACGACCAGGAGGTGGTCAGCAAGATCAATGCACTGTTCTCCGGCCGCAAGGGCGGCGACCTGTTCGCCTCGCTCTACATCGGAGCGCGCGAACATCGCCAAGCACTTGGCGGCCGCGCCCAAGGCCTTCGGCGTTGATGCGCTGTACAAGGAGGCCGGCGGCACGGCCGGTGGCGTTGAACTCGACCTCGAAGCGAAGAAGCGCGACCTGTACCGCGAGCTGGGCACGCAGGTGCTGCCCACCTACGTCGCCGCGCTGTCCAAGCTAGTTAGCGGCCTGCGCTACCTCAACGGCTTTGCCGAGTCCCACCCGCGCCTGGCGCGCGCGCTCATGCTCACCGCCACGGGCTTCGGCGTGGTGATGACGGCCGCCGGCGGCGTCCTGGTCGCGCTCGGCGCCCTGGTGGGCCAGCTGGCCCTCGTGCGCTTGGCCTTCCAAGCCGCCGGTATCAAGCTGGGCAGCCTGTTCGGCACGGCCGCGGCGGCCGGCGGTGAAGCGGTAGAGAAAGCCAGCCTGCTCAGTCGCGTGTTCACCATCGCGCGCACGGCGATCGCGGGCCTCGCCGGCGCCTCGATGGCCACTGTGGGCATCGTCGCCGGCGTGCTCGCCGTCGTGGTCGGCGTGGTCTTGGTGATCCGCAAGTATTGGGGCCCGATCGTCGCGTGGTTCCAGGGCGTCGGCCAGGGCATTGCCCAGGGCATCACGCCGGCGTTCAACGAGGTTCGCGAGGCCCTTGGGCCGCTGGGCGCGGCGTTCGGCACGCTTGCCGAGTGGGCCGGCATGGCCTGGCGCTGGTTCCTGAAGCTCATCGAGCCGGTGCAGGCCACGACCGAGCAGCTGGACGGCGCCCGGGCCAGCGGTGCGTCCTTCGGCCACGTCATCGGCGAAGCCCTGGGCGGGATCATCAAGGGCGTCACCTACGGCGTCCGCGCGTTCGTGTGGCTTGGCGAGGCCCTCGGCACTGCCGCGGGCTTCGTGGTCATCAGCTGGGATCCGGTCGCCTCGTTCTTCGTCGGCCTGTGGGACGGGGTGAAATCGGCGGCCTCGACCGCCCTGGACTGGATCACCGAGAAAATTGACGCCGTGCGCCAGGTCATCGAACGGTTGCAGGCCATGTGGGCGAGGATCCGCGGCGAGATGCCGGCATCGGCCACGCCCATCGAGTGGATCATGCCCGAGGACCACGAACGCGCCATGCGCGTGCGTGACGCGATCGCACGGGGCCCCGAGGCCGTCGCCCCCACCCAGGCACCCATCGTCGCGCAGACGGCCGCCAGTGCGCCCGCGCCGCGCGTCTACAACGTCACCGTCAACGCCAACGGCCTGGACGAGCATGCCGCCCGCCGTGTGGCCGTGGGCGCGATCGACGATCACGAACGCAAGCAGGCCTCGCGCAAGCGGTCGGCCTACGCCGACCAGGACTGACCCATGGCTTACATGATGGCCCTCGGCCCCTTCCCCTTCGGCGTGGACACCGCCGCCTACCACGAGCTCCGCCGCACCATGCAGTTCAAGCATGCCGCGGCGGTGCGCGTGGGCAACCGCGACGCGTTTCAAGCGCTCGGCCCGGGCGAAGAAACCATCGACATCGCCGGCGTGGTCGCGCCCGAGGTCACCGGCACGCTGGCTTCCCTCACCCGCTTGCAGGAAATGGGCAAGGGTGGCCAGGCCTACGTGCTGGTCGATGGTGCGGGCTACGTCTACGGCACGTACCACATCGGCAGCCTGTCGGAGACCCATAAGCATCACTTCGCCGACGGCACGCCTCGCATGGTGGAGTTTTCCCTGCAACTGGTGCGCAACGACAAGGAGCCGGCCGACGAGCCGCCGGCGCAGACCGGGAAGACCAACTGATGGCCGACGGCAGCAACCGGATGACGCGGGCCGCCTACACCGTCACGGTGGGCGGCAAGGATGTAACGGACAAGCTTCGGCCTCGGCTGTCGCGCCTGGTCATGACCTCCACCCGCGGCGGCCAAGCCGACGAGCTCGAGCTTGAGCTCGACGACACCGATGGAAAGCTCGACCTGCCCGACGACGGCGCCGAACTGAGGGCGATGATCGGCTTTGAAAGCTCGGGTGTTCAGCTGCAAGGCACCTACACCGTGGACGACGTGGAGCACCGCGGCACGCCCGACATGCTGCATATCACCAGCCGCAGCGCAAAGCTGGCCACCGGCATCAACACGCGCAAGGAGCGCAGCTGGTCGAATACCACCGTGGGTCACCTCATCGAGGTCATCGCCGGCGAGAATGGACTCACGCCCAAGGTGTCGGCGAAGCTCGCCGCGATCGCGGTCGACCAGATCGACCAGACCGAAAGCGATATCGCGATGCTGAAGCGGCTCGGCGGGATGTGGGACGCCGTGGCCACGGTCAAAGACGGCAACCTGCTGTTCATGCCGATCGGCGAGGCGTCCACGGTGAGCGGCAAGGTGCTGCCCGTGGCCACCATCACCCGCGGCGCCGGCGACAACCACCGCTACCTCAAGAGCAAGCAGAAGGCATACACCGGCGTTCGCGCACGCTGGCACGACCAGGACAAGGCACAGGGCCGGTCCGTACTCGCCGGCGACAAGGGACACGTGAAGACCCTGCGCGGCCAGTTCGCCACCGAGGCCGACGCCAAGCGGGAAGCCGAGGCAGAGAAAGCCCGCATGGCGCGCGGTGCGGCCAGCTTCGAACTCCACCTTGCGGTGGGACGCCCGGACCTCATGCCGGAGATGCAGGTGAAGCTCTCCGGTTGGAAACCGAAGATCGATGGCGTGGAGTGGATCGTGACCAAGGTCGTGCATACCGTGGACGCGAGTGGTGGCTACACCACGAGCATCGAGCTCGAAAACAAGGCGGCGCGAACCGATCACGCGGCGCAGGATGAGGACAGCGACGGCACGGAGGCCGCCTCGCCATGATGCTCACACCGTTGCCACCACCCGGGCGCGGGCCCTACGGCGAGAAAACGGTGCCCGTGCGGGTGCCGATCTCCCTCCTGCCCGAAGTGACCGCCCTGCTCGATGCGGCAAAGAAAAGGCAGCGGCCAGACACGCAGGCCGCCGCCCTACGCTGCGCCGATTCCGACAGCGCCCACCAGCGCCCCGCCTAAACACTTCGGCCATACGCCCGTGGCAGACTTCATCGCTGTGCGTATGGCGCATGCCATAGCCATTTTCCAACCACCAACAAGGGGAACTATGAACCGTGTAAACATCCTCGTGGGCTCGCTGATGCTGGCCTCGTGCGGCGCCGCCTGGGCCGAAGCGCCCGTCTGCTGCGCCTCGGACGATCACCACAAGCCTTCGGGCCAGTCGCTGGCCGTGAGCTCAACGGAGCTGGGCAAGGTCAGCCCGAGTGCCACCAACCTAAGCCTCGTTCCTGATTACCAGGTGTTCCAGTTCACCCGCGATGGCATCCGCTACCTTGAGGTGGCCGACGCCGCCGGCACGCCGCGCGCCGCATTCACGGTCGCCCAGGGCGCGCTCATTACGCTGCCCATCGGGCAGGACGCGATGCAGCAGGTGGCGGTTGCTCCGACGTGGCAGGCCACCGTGTTCGACGATGGCGTCATCGCTGTGGCCAAGCGCCTGGACGCCAATGGCGCCACGGTGTGGCAGGTGTTCGTCAAGTAACGACGAGCATACGAAAAAGGGGCCGCGATGCGGCCCCTTTTTTTGCCCCTTGTCAGGTCAGTGCGCCAGAGCGGGAGCGTGCAGGGATTGCACGTTGCACACCGCCGCCGACGCCGGTGCCGCGGCGGCCGCCGTTTGAATTGCGTCATCCAGAACGATCAGCCGCAAGCGATGAGCGCGATTATGAAGCGATCCGCCATAGGCCATGGCGCGGTTGCGTAGCTGCGCCAGACGGGCCGTCTGCGCCGCCGACCGCCCTAGCGCCGCCGGCGCGATCGCACGCACGGACATGCTAACGATGCCGCGGCCATCCGCCTTAACGGCGCAATGGATCCGGACACTGATCGACGCCGGCATAGCCTGCTCCAGGTGATCGATTGCCTCCCCCAGCGCGCGGTAGGCGGCGAGCGCGGTACCCAGCCCAAGGCCGTGAGGCGAGCCGGTCAGGTCGAGGCGATGGGGCGTGCTGCCAAAACGCGCGGTAAAGGCCTCGGATTCCACGGCGGTGAAGAGACCATAACGCTCAAGGGTCAGCGGGTAGATGCTGTCGATCACCTGGCGCTCAAACTGCGACGAGCGCGTATGCGCCATGCCGACCAGGCTCAGGGCCGCTTCCGCCTGCCCGTGCTTGCGCAGCAGGCTGATAACCGGGCGCATGCTTTCCCGGGAATCACGCTGCATCGCCTCGGCACGCAGGGCAGCATCGCGGTGACGGCGCTCCTGGGCCTCGAAGTGCTCGCGATCCTGGTGGCGATCGCACGGAGTATCGGCGCCCGACGTGGATGCTTCACTCGCCGGCTGCATGCGTGCGCCCAGCACAAACAACGACGCCGCCACAAGAACGAAGGCCTCCTGCATCAACAGGCCAGGCCCATTCACGTCGCCGGCCGCCTGGTGCGGGATGGTCGCGAAGAGCGCGAGGTTGGCCGCGATCGTGCCCACCGCCGCACCAGTCCATCCGTGCCGGAACGTCATCGCAAGCGCAGGCAGCAGCATGCAGAGGCGAAGGGCCATGAGCGCATTCGCGTCGTCGATCGCCGCGAAGTCGATCATGCCGAGTAGCGCGATGTTCACCAGGGCGGCGAAGCACGCATCCACCATGAATGCGCGTGAGACAGCGCGCGTTTGAAGCCAGCGCGTGACGAGGCCGACGACGAGCGTGGCGAGCAGGATGCCCTGCACGTCGCCCAGGGAATACGCTAGCAAATCGCTGGGCGTAAAGGCTCGCGCGCCGGGCTTGAGATAGGCCGATGCCGCCTTGTTGAGCAAGCTGACCACCTCGGCGCACAGCACGCCGCCGATGATTAGCGTGACTGCATCGGTCGCCTTCACCACGCGCGGTAGCGCCGTCGCACGCCGCGCCTGTCGGACGATGAGCGCAGCCACGGGCCACGAGGTGACCGCGCTGCCCAGGTAGTAGGCCCACCCGTAGGAAGGCAGTTTGTTGAAACCAAGGGAGAGGATGGCCGCGGTTTCGCCCACGAAGAGTGCCGGCCAGAGGCGGTATGGCGCGACCAGTAGCGTTGCGAAGCGAAGTCCTGCTGGCAAATACCACTGGTCGTTGGAGGCCTCGCGAAGGCCTAGGTAGGCCGTCAAATAAATGACGGCGGCAGCAACGTTGATGATGACCTTGGCGGGGCGTCCGACGCGGTCGCGCCAGGCCCTCCAAGCGTCCAATGCACGGTCGATCATGTATGACTTCTACTGAGAATTCCCCACGCAGAAATGTACACGATGGCGCACTAAATTGCGTCGATAACCCGTCCGCCGATCTCAAGGTGCTGGTAGTCCGGGCCTGTAAGGTCACGGCGCTCTTCCACCTCACTATCCCCTCGCAGCCGGTACTCGTTCGGACCAATGATGAAGATGCGACGCACGTTGACCCGTCCCCACATCCGCACAACGTACGTGTCGCCGTCCGCCACTTGGTCGTGCTGCGTAACGCTGCCATCAATCAGCAGAATCCCGCCCTTGGGAAGGCGCGGGGCCAGCGCATCGGTAGGGTTCACCATCCAACGTAGATCGAGCGCGGGCGTCACAGGAGCGCGCTGACGAATGACCAGCTCGGGGAAGATGAGCGAGTCCGGCCCGGAGGTCGTGTCAAAGCCGTACAGCCTGCCGACAGCGATGTGGCCGGTGGGAACCGGGGCGCCCGCGACGATTGGAAAGTTTCCGGCGTCGGTGCGCGACGAAGGCCCAACACCAAACAGCAGCCAGTCCAGCGGCACACCCTTCGCCGCAGCGAATTCCAAGCAAACCTCAAGGGATATGCGTTTCCGGGCGCGCCAAGCGCTCGGGGCACTGCGAGCAATCCCCATTCGCACGGCTAGGTCTACGTCCGTGGTCACACCCTCAAGGGCGCGCATCCTTCCTATTACATCGGCAACGTCAGGCTCTACTAGGTTCGCCCCACCAGCCAGGTCTCCCGGCTTGCCCCCGGACGACTGCGATCCGCGCATTGTCGATTTTCCTACAGAAATGTGTTGCGATCCTACAAGTCGTAGGATAGCATCCCGATTGTTCGGAACATTCCCATCGTAACCCAGCATGCCCAACTCCTCATCAACCACTAAACGTTATGCCCCGCGAGGCGACAGCCACACCGTCCGTGTGGAGTTCACTGTCGAACCCCACGAGCGTGCGGAAATGGATCGCCTGGCACAGGCGGTGGGCACTACTCGCTCGGCGCTGCTGCGCGAAGTGCACCTGCTGGGCATCCCCCTCTATCGCGCACAGCATCCGGTTTCAACGCCGAACGAGACTTGAACAATGGCTCTGTCGAAACGCAACAGGGAGCACCTGTGTCCGCACTGCGATGAGGTCGCGATCGTGTACACCTCTCGGAAGCTGTCCGACCTGGTGACGGAAAAGTACCTCAAGTGCTCGAACATTGATTGCGGCCACGGCTTCGTGGTCTCCATCGGTGTCGTGCGCACCATCGAGGCGAGCCTTATGCCCAAGGCCGACCTGCACATTCCGCTGGTGGAACGCCGAGCCAACGACATCATCGTCGAGCGCGCGGCCACCGCATCGCATCAACACGGCACGGCACATCAGCGCTTTCCTGTGCCTGTCACGCGGCACGCCGGCATCCTGCCGACGCGCGCGCCTCATTGACCGAGACCACAGGGGGTACCGTGTCATCCATGCTTCCAGTTGATCCGCGCGACGAACGCGTGATCTACGCTGCCCGCCTGCACGCGGCGTTGCAGTACATCGAGCTCCACGAATCGCAGCACCTTGACCACGAGCAGTTGCTGATTTCATGCGCGGGCTACCTCATGGCCGAACAGCGCGTCGAAGACTCGTACAAGGCCCACGAGCTGGCCATGGCAGCCCTCGCCTCCTTCCAGGCGCGCACCCAGCCGGCTTGGATAGACACCGTTACATCGACCGCCTACGTCGTGCGCGTGGTTAACCCGGTCACCGAGCAGGTGCATTGCTTTACCGCCGCCGAACTCGTGCAGATCGGCGAGCGCGAAGCGCAGGCGCGCGCGGGCGCTCCATTCCAGGAAGAGAAGCGCCGAAGGTCGCGTCACACACACTGATGCCATAGCGGCTCAGTTAACCCTCGTTCCATTCCACCGGCCTTTCGACAGGAGGCCGGAACGGACTCCCCTTGCCTGTCGAATGGAGAGAACCGTGTCCCATACCAACGTTCAGCTGCCCCATGCCAAGGCCATCGCCCACGTCATCGTTCGTGGCGCCTTGTTCCCACTCGTGCGTCACGACGGCAAGGTGTGCCTGCCGCTCGATGGCATCGCCCACGCCATGCGCTTGTCGATCGACACCATGGCCGTTATCGCGCAATGCCAGAACGCGTTCCAAGTGGTCACGCTAAATATCGTCGAGACCTCGCGCCTTGGCGCGCCGGGTCTCCCGAGCGAACGGACCACCGCAGCCAAGGTTATGCCGCTTGAAAGCGTTGGCTTTCTGCTCGCGGTCCTGGCGCTGGTCCCTACGTATGAACAGGACGCCCGCAACCTGGCCCGCCTGGTCAAGCAGCTCATCGCCGAGTTGGCCAAGATCGAGAAGGCCACGCCGCCCGCGCCTTCCGCGGCCGAAGCCGCCCAGGCCGGCGTCGATGCGACCCACGACGCCGCTAAGACCGTTGCACTGCGCGTGAGCGTCAGTGTCGAGGGTGGCACCCCAGAGCTCAATACCGCCTTGGGAAACCTGTTGCTGCGTGGCTTGGACGACATTCCCGGCACGCAAACAGACACCGGGGAAGCCGCGCCCTCGCCCACACGCCACTGATTCGTCGCCCCGCCGGTCTGGCATCGCGGCCGGCGGACCTTACCCCCACGACATTGGAGATTACGGCATGACGGATGCGCCCTTCACCGCGTTCGAGAAAGCCCACGACTTCGCCCTAGCGCTCGCGATGGGCCTCAATTTCGGCATTCGCGTGGTAAAAGCCGCAGGCAACTGCCCCATCGCCACCGTGTCGCTGGATAGCTCCACGCTGCAAAGCGCGCTCATCGGCTGCTGCGACATCTACAGCATTCGCGTTAGCCGCGGCACGTCGGGGGATCACCTTTGGATCGGCGACATGACCCTATGCCTGACCACGGCGGAAGCGGACGCCGTTCAGGCTTTCATGGCGCGGCACTGCTCCCCTTCGCGAGGCCGCCTGTGATGGGCCATCGCCTCGCTATTCAACTCAAGTGCGGGCTCACCGCTCGACTCAATACCCGAGCCGACATGCAGATCAACGTAGTGATCCTCGCCGGATGCGCATTGAATCAGCGCGTCGTTTACTCAATCTGCGGACCGATCACCGCTTTCGCCGCACACGTCGCCGGCCTATACGTCGGCAACGCCTTCATCGAACTCACGGACGCCGAAGCGTCCGCCGTGTTCGGCTTCCTCGGCCTCGCCGGGTGGAAAGCATGAGCCAGCTGGTCACAGCCATCCCGGCCGGCGCGCTCGTGGTCAATATTGACGGCCCGTTCGCCTGCGTCAGCGTCGGCACCTCGGCCACCGCCGTGCTCGCCTCGTTCGTCTGCCAGGCCAACGAGCTCGAACTCTCGCACTGGAGGGGCCGTCCGATCCTGCGCGCCGCCGAGGCCTTCGTGGTCATCGACGAAGCATCGTCGCGCCTGGTCGCCGACCACGTGGGGATCGCCCGCGCATGAGCCTAACCAGCCTTCTCCGTGGCGACATCCGCCGCAAGCTTGTCGAAAAATTCGAGTTCGTCGAGCGAAACGGCTTTTTCCGCCGTGGCAAGTGCCCGATGTGCGGCAAGAAAGAGCTCTACGCCAACGCGGATACCCCTTGGTGGGTGCGCTGCGGCCGACTGAACAATTGCGGCTATGAGGATTCGGTAAAGGACTTGTTCCCCGAGCTCTTCGAGGACTGGTCGGATCGCTTCAAGGCCAGTGAAGCCAGCCCCTTCGCGGCCGCCGACGCTTACCTGAGCGAAGGGCGCGGCTTCAACCTGACTCACGTGCGCGGCAGCTACACGCAGGAGTGGTACCGAGACCACGAAACGCGCCATACCTCGGCCACCGTGCGCTTCCAGCTGCCCGGCGGATCGTGGTGGGAACGCCTGATCGATCGGCCCCAGCGCTTCGGAAAGAAAGCCAACTTCGCCCCTGGCCTTGGCTACACCGGGCAGGCATGGCTTCCGCCAACACTGACGGACGCCAAGCTGCTCGAAGCGAAAGAGATCTGGATCGTCGAGGGGATCTTCGACGCGATCGCCCTGGGCCATCACGGCATCCTCGCGGTGGCCGCGATGTCGTGCAACAACTACCCCGGCAAGTTTCTCGAACGCGTCCGCAGCATGTTCGCGGCTAGCAGCGCACCGCTGCCCACCATCGTTTGGGCGCTTGACGGCGACGATGCTGGGCGTGAATACACGCAGAAGTGGGTGGTCCGCGCTCGCAAGGATAAGTTCACGTGCCAGGCCGCCACCATCGAGCAGAACGGTCGCGGCAAGAAGGACTGGAGCGATCTGCACCTCGCCAACGCCCTCGAAGCCAAGGACGTGGAGCGGTATCGGTATGACGGCTCCCTGCTGATCGCTCGATCGGCGGCCGACAAGGCGCGCCTGATGTACAACCGCACCGGCGTCAGCACCTTCTTCTACGAATACGCCAGCAGCCTGTACTGGTTCGAGCTCGACGCCAAAGCGTACGAGAAGGCATACGCCAACCTGCGCGAAAAGGAACCCGACCAGGACGAAGACGACGCCAAGGCCCAGGCGCTGGCTGAGGCCTGCGACAACTCCGAAATCGCCAACT